CCTTCCAGCAGCATGTCGATAAGATTGATAACGACTCGCGTCACAGCATCGCCGAGCCGCCAAAAGTCTCTTTCCGTGAAATCTTCACCAAGCAGTGGAAAAGCCTGATTGTCTGCGTCGGTATCGTGATCACCACCAACGTCACCTACTACATGCTGCTGACCTACATGCCGAGCTACCTGTCGCACAGCCTGCACTACTCTGAAGACCACGGCGTGTTGATCATTATCGCCATCATGGTCGGCATGCTGTTTGTGCAGCCGTTCATCGGTATGTTGAGTGACAAAATCGGCCGTAAGCCATTTATCATCACCGGCAGTATTGGTCTGTTCATTCTGGCTATCCCAAGCTTCGTGCTGATTAACAGCGGCGTGATTGGTCTGATTTTCTGCGGCTTGCTGCTGTTGGCGGTGCTGCTGAACTGCTTCATCGGCGTAATGGCTTCGACGCTGCCAGCGATGTTCCCAACCAACATCCGCTACAGCGCACTGGCTATCGCCTTCAACATTTCCATCATGGTGGCGGGTATCACCCCAACCTTCGCAGCATGGCTGGTAGAATCCACTCAGAACCTCTACATGCCAGCGTACTACCTGATGACGGTGTCGGTGATTGGTCTGGTTACCGGCGTGTTCATGAAGGAAACCGCGAACCGCCCACTGAAAGGGGCTACGCCTGCGGCGTCTGACCCGGCGGAAGCTAAAGAGATCCTGCAAGAGCACCACGACAACATTGAGCAGAAAATCGAAGACATTGACGCTCAAATTGCTGAACTGGAAACCAAGCGTAAAAATCTGATCGCCCAGCACCCTGAGATTAACTAATCCCAGCTGCTAGTTGATTGAACACCAAGCCGGTCAGTGCAAACTGCCCGGCTTTTTCATGCCCGCTCCCCTTTCCCGATCAAAGATTCAGTGCCGTAACGCGTGGATTCCCCTATGATAAATTCTGAGATTGTGAACAGTTAAAAAACCAAGGAGTCACCATGTTTAAGCCACAAGACGTCGTACAATCAAAGACCGGCGGTCCAAAGATGATCGTGACCGCAGTAGAAGGGAATACGCTGCTGTGCGTGCGCGCCGACGACAGCGACAAGAAAGAGATCAGCGTTCCGGCTGATTCCGTCAATCTGTACCACGAAGACGGTGATTTTGGCGTTTGCTGAAGACTAATAGATGAAGCGCATTGCGTCAGCTCTCGATTCAATGCGTTATTTGCAGGTTATGAAGCGAATTTTAGACATAAAAAAACCACCCGAAGGTGGCTATAACGACATTACTACATATTGCTTTTGATTATTCAGCTAATTTTCCCATGGTACCCGGGACGAGACTTGAACTCGTACAGCCTAAGGCCGAGGGATTTTAAATCCTGCGCGTTTTTTAGGTTGCCCATGTAGTTAGCCAATAATTTCATAATACCCCAACCTAATTTATTCGCTATAAGTCAATGAGTTATAATTGGCAGTGACTTGAAATTATGAATTTTTACTCATTGATTAGCGGGGGAGAAATCCTCCCTCCTCCATCTGTCAAAAAAACTCTACCACCAGCGGCGTTTTTTCGGCTTATCCTGTCTACGAGATTAAATGTCACATTTGCACCAAGCTGCTTCAACATCTGATTAGCACTGCACCCTGATTTATCCCCAGTATTTGTGCTACACGTCATTCAGTTTATGATGGTTGTACAATTTTGTTTCAACGAATCGCAGCGAAGTTCATGTAGATATCGATGAGTCATAAAACATCGTGGATGCGGTTCTGATTGGCTTTGGCTGCCATGCTCAATTTTGTGGCTAAGTACATTTATCGGATTATCTGAGTTCAGGTGCTATTGCATAGATGTGGCCTGAAGTTTTTGCTGCACTTAGCTATGGATTACACACAGCAGCGTAACTGGCGAAGATCAGTGCGCACATTTAATTTCCGGGGACAAGATAGTGAAAATATTCGCTATTATGGATATAAGATGACAGCTGAGATCGCAGTACATAACAAATCCGCTGTAGCATTAGCGGCAGATTCTGCAGTAACTATTTCTGGTGGTAATGTTTTTAAAATTAATAATGGAGCTGAAAAATTATTCGCATTAAGTAAGCACCATCCCGTAGGGATAATGGTCTATGGTACTGCATCCTTGTGTGGTGTTCCGTGGGAAATGATTATTAAACATTTCAGAAAAACTCTTGGTGAGCAATCTTTTGATACAGTCCAAGAATACGCTACAAACTTTTGGAATTTTCTATGTAGTAGTAACAATATAATTCCAAACGATTTAAAAGATAACCACCTAATATCCATACTAAAAAATAACGTTTTTTCTGGAATGTTGAATTATACCGAAGAAAATGATATCAGAAATTTCATCTCTATGCATGGTCGTCAGCCAAATGCAGAAGAGACCTACACAATAATAGAGGAATCATGCAATATTTTTGTAAATAACTCCGATGGATCGGATTTTTTTTCTGAATTCACAGAAGATGATTTTCATAGTGCTGTTGAATTTTCTATTCCTGTTGCTATTGAAGTTATCGATGAGAAACTGAAGAAAACTGATATTTCTGAAATTCCTACCTCTTTAGTAGTAGCTGTAGCTAAAGTTTTTGCTTCAGTAATTTGCAAAAAATCAAATTTTGGTTCCAATACTGGTGTTGTATTCGCTGGTTATGGCAATCAAGAATTCTTTCCTGCAATTCTTGCTTTTGATGTTCTTGGTTTTTTTATGAATAAGCTTCGCATGTCGCCTAATATGAGCAAGAGCACTTCTGGAGGTGATAGTGGAGTTATACCTTATGCTCAAGAGGATGAAGTTGCTTCTTTTTTACAAGGCACAAATGAACAAGTTCAACAGCATAATAATCAGGCTTGCGCCGTTGCCCTGCAGGTAACTATTGATCAAATAAAAGAATTAACATCTGATCTTGGCTTGAATGAACATCAGATCGAAGATTTTGGAGCGAAAGTCACTGATATTGCTAGCCAAAGTTTTGGCCTTTACAAACAAGCTACAACAGACTTTATAGCTGAAAACTATATCAGTAGTGTCGTTGAAATGATCGAGTTCTTACCTAAACAGGATTTGGGATACATGGCTGAATCTCTAGTAAATTTAACTGCTTTCAAGCGAAGGGTGTCAAATAACAGCGAAACAGTTGGCGGTCCCATAGATGTTGCTATAATATCAAAGGGAGACGGATTCATCTGGGTGAAGCGCAAGCATTACTTTGATAAAGATCTGAATCATCATTTCTTCAACCAAAACTTACGGTAACCTAGCGTTATGGACAAAACTCGTTTTCTAGAAAATTTAGAACTTAAAGACTGGCAGCGAAAGTTTAATCCGAAACCTACTGATAGTAATGGTTTTTTGTTTGAAACTAGAACTGAGAAAGCAGGATTTAACGACAGCGCGGTTAAAGAAAAACTAAAGAACGAAATGTCGCATTCGTTTAGCTGGTAATCTCACCAAGAAACCAGTCACCAAGCTGGTTTCTTGGTATCTTTAATTTCACCGATGACTACCGCCCTTTCCTCAAAAACTCAGCAGCATCGCGCAGTATCCCTTTGTGGACAGTGTTACCAACGCTAGTGCGCTTATCCTCAAGCCTTTCGACGATGGTATCCCGGTCAATGACAACGCCCTCGGATACCAGCTCAATCACCGCACCGCCAATCTCACCAGCTATGAACGCAGAACGCTCTTCTTCCCATGAATCACTCATAAGTCACCCATCAGTTTGGATTGTTTGTCCGAATAACATGCCTGATAAGATTAGCGCCTACAACATGGCAAATCTGACAGGTCTGTCTAAACTAAAGGAAGCTGACGAAGAACAGCCGGTCCGCCAAGACTGAAGCACCTACTGATTGCAGCCCACCGTTAACGTGGGCTTTTTTTTGCAATCATGATTATTCTTTTGGCATTAGAAAAATAGTATATCGTCATCAATGTATGCTAGGGCTTCAACAATAGCCTCTCCACGCGTGGTTTTATATAGCGGGAAGTCTATAAACTTGAGGCCATTAATAAAAAGTATGCAGCATGTTTTTCTGGACGTATCTATTTTTATATCTTTGAATATCTTAAATGCATACTTCTGGCAAGTTTCACGATCGGCTTTGACTTTCAGGTCTAACTTATTAATATCATCAATTATGCTTATTCTTTTTTTCTCTCTTAAAAGTCTCAATGTCGTCTCATTTTTACGAAGCTCTTTATCCAACTCCTTAATTTCCCCAGCAAGTATTGACACCTCGGGAGCCATTTTGAGAGCGCCAATTAGTTTCTCTATTTGCTGATTAAGTTCAGAGTTGCGCGCCGTTATTTGTTGAACCAAGCTTTTTGAGTTACCTGACTTTGTAAACTTAGTTGTGAACACTAAAACCTGATGGATCAGAACTGAATCTATTAGCCCTCTCTTAATTGGCGGCGCGTAGCAGCGATGTAGTCGCCTCATGGGACACACATAATAGCCCGGATTATCCCCCGCTACAGTCGTCACTATCATTGAGTGGTTGCACACGCTGCACTTCATGATTGAACGAAATATGTTTATTAAGTTTGGGTTGTCTCGTTCGCTTAATTTTCCGAAAGGTGAAAGCTTAATATCTTGTACCGAATTAAAAACATGATCACTCATAGCCGGAGGGTAGTAGTTTTTGATTTCCTTCATCCCTTTTAGCTTTGATGCATATGATGGAACGCAAGTTCCGATCAATGCTTTATTTGATAGCAAGTGTTCAATCGTGGAAGGGTTCCACTCCTTAATTTTTCCTTTAAAGGTTGGGATACTTTCATCATTTAATATTTTTGTTATTTTATTGAAAGACATCCCTTTAATCCTGTATTCAAATATTTCTCTTATTACTTTAACCCGCTCATTGATAAGTTCAAACTCTCGCGTCTGTGGATTCAGTTTCATCCATCGAGGGCATGCACTTGTCATTACTCTCCCTGTTTTGGCTGCTTCTTCGCGTTTTTTCTCCCAAGCTGATTTTAATCTTTTCGACTTTATTTCACTTTCTTCATTTGCTCTCTGTGCTATCAGAATTGCTTTAATAGAAGCATATGGGTCATCCAAAGATGAGGCCGTGTAATGAGATCCATCGCATAACGTGACAACCTCTATACCGGCTTTGAGAATACTCCTCAATCTTTCAGTTGCTTCACCTATGCGTTCTCGAGATAGGCGGTCGAGACTTTCTATAAGTAATACCGTGCCTGGCTCTATCAGCCCAAGATCAACCGCCTCCATAAATTCACCAAAGGCACCTCGTTCAGCATGGGCCCCTGTGTAAGCACTCAATCCTAAATCCTCATAATTAGTGTCATCCAAATCATACTGCGGATTTAAATCTAACCACTGATTAATCAGATTTCTTTGTCTTCTTACAGAATCGCCATTTTGTTGGATAGCATTGGAAAACCTCAGATAAGCAATTGCTCTGCTCATGACATATTCCCATAAAGAAACAGTCATCTATATTTCCACACTATTGGTGTTCATTTTGTGAACAAAATCAAACCTAATTAACACCCGCTCTGCCTCTTTCAGGTGTTCAAATCTAATCAGATCATTTAGCGCAGATTAAACCTTCACTCGCATCAGATCACTAAAGCGGGTCGTATACGCGGGGGAGAGCATTTGCCGCTTCATCTCCCAACTTTTCTGCACTCCCTGCCCTGCAAACCAAACGCGGCCTTTCCCGCTGTGGTTAATCCCATCCAGAACGGCCATCAGCTGTTCGCTGTTGGACCGCGGCTTATACTCATCGAACAAACCCAACTGCGCGACACCCTGACTGTAAAAATCACCGAGCATGACCCCGCATTTTTGAAAACGGTGCCCATCCTGCCAAATCGCGTCTAAGCACGTTGCTGCGGCGGCCACAATGTCGCGGCTGTCCTGTGTGGGTATCTGGAGCTTTGTCCCGGCGGTCTTGCCGTAATAGACCTCATTCACTGAGAACGGGCTGGTTTTAACGAACGCCGAAATGTGCCGACAATACTGCCGTTCACCGCGCAGCTTCTCCGCAGCTCTGACCGCATGGCTGCAAATGGCTTCGCGCATCAGCTCGTATTCGGTAACGCGGTCGCCGAAGGAACGGGAGCAGACTATCTGCTGCTTGGTTGGTGCGAACTCTTCCAGCTCTAAGCAAGGCTCTCCGCGCAACTCCCTGACCGTGCGCTCGAGCACTACATTGAAATGCTTTCTTATCAGGCCGGTAGGCGCGTCAGCCAGTTGAAGAGCTGTTGTGATGCCCATGTCACTGAGCTTTTTCGATATCCGGCGGCCGACGCCCCAGACATCGCCGACTTCAACCAACGCCATGAGTTTTCGCTGGCGCGCCAAGAGCGATAGATCCACAACACCGCCGGTCTTGGTCCATTTTTTTGCAGCATGATTAGCCAGCTTTGCGAGTGTTTTCGTCGGCCCTATGCCCACACCAACCGTTAGCCCAGTCCATTGCAAAACCTTTGCCCGGACCTCGCGCCCGAACTCCTCGAGATCCTTGCAATTGCTGACCCCTTGGAGGTTCATGAAAGCTTCATCAATCGAGTATATTTCCACGGCGGGTGCCATCTCTTCCAGCACCGTCATGACGCGGGAGCTCATGTCTGCATAAAGTGCGTAGTTGCTGCTGAACGTCACAATCTTGTGCCGTTCAAACAGGTCGCGCATTTTGAAGAACGGATCCCCCATCTTGATACCAAGCTTTTTGGCCTCCGCGCTGCGGGCGATGACACAGCCATCGTTGTTGCTTAAAACGACCACGGGCCGCCCTTTCAGGTCAGGGCGGAATACAGTTTCGCAACTGGCATAAAAGCTGTTCACATCCGCAAGGGCAAACATCACTGCAACCCATTAATTGTGAACGTAACGACACCAAAAACTTCCAGCTCGTCCCCGCCGTCATGCAGCACGATAGGCGGAAAGTCAGGATTCATTGGGATTAGCTGAAGTACTGGGTGAGTGCAAAGCCGCTTTACTGTGTACTCACCCGCCACAGACGCGATAATGATGTCACCATGCTTTGCCTGCAGGCTTCTATCCACTACCAGCAATGACCCTTCGTAAATCCCAGCATCAACCATGCTCATGCCCGTGGCCATCACAAAGTATGTGGCTGCCGGATGGTTAACGCAGAGCTCATTGAGATCGATGCCTTTTTCAATGTAGTCCTGCGCGGGCGAAGGGAAACCCGCCTGCACTTTGTCTTGAAAAAAGGGGATGGAAAGCTTTATAGGCTCTGGAGCTGGGTAAAAGATATTCATAACGTACGCCCAAAAAAATAACTGGTTATACATACAGTATAATCATGTATTTTTGGTGTTGGGAAGTTGGTATTAGATGGTTTTAGGTATCGTGCTGATCAGGAAGGAAAGAAAGTTACTGAGGCTGTTCAGGCCACGGTACATTAGGAGCCTTGCTTGTATCGACACGATTAAGCATCACTCGATAAGTTTTCCACGCCTTCAGTTTTGCCAATTCCGCATCTGTTGCAATTCCCAAATCATCTGCGTCTTGAAGAGGAGATATTGTTGAGTACACCGCATCAAGCAACTTTTGTTTATTCTGCTCCGCAATCATAATTTGTATCTCAACGGGAAGATCTACCCATGCAGGGCGGCCCCCCACTGAACCAAGCATCTTCCCTGATGGCGACCCTTGCTCGTAGAATTCTGCTATTTCGGCCGACTCTAATAAAACAGCATCATCAGGCCAATTATCATCCGTGTATATGCCACTCATCCTCCATGCCTCAATAAAAAATCCATTCTCTGAAGCGGAAAAATATATTCCATCCATATCAATAACCCTCTGCAATAACTGTAAATAAGTTGGTTGTGCCATTATGTAATAGCTGAAGTCCTGACCGGTTCGCCGTCGATACCGCACAGCTGACAACCCCCGTCGCCCCCGGGCCATGAATAACAGAGAAGGCTAATAGCGCAGTTGGAAATGCGGTAGGGAAAGAAATGGTCCCGCCAGTAGATATTGTTCCTTGGGTCCATTGGCGTATCAATCCACTCGGCAAAAGTTGTCTTCCAGAGGTGGATTTAACCGATGCGAATGATGACATGTCAGGAATCTGCCCATTTCCTGTGCCTGTATCTTTTGTCGATGATGTGCCTAGTCCTATATTAATTCGTGCTGCCAATTGGGCTGATGAACCAGAAGTGAAAATTTCAGAAAAATTATTTCCAGCTTGTAGGAAGACTTTCTTCAGCGCGGCAATAACTTGTGCATCATTTTGAGGATCTAAGACCAGCCCACCAGCAGTAACAATATTCACCAACTCGCGCTGAATGGTGTTGAACCACCCTGCATCCATAATTGTCGGCGGCGTTCCTGCTGCCACATTACCGTTTGTCCACTCGCCGTTAGCATCCGCCGTTGGCGTTAAATTCCCAATTTTTTGCATATAAAATCCCTCACCAATTAAGGTACTTAAAATTCAATTCGTAGAAATTCTAGTTAAGAGGAGTAGCCAAATTTCACTATCGTATGAGATGGAGCTAATGCACTGAGACGACATTCAAGACGCCTGTTCCCCCAAGACCGTAAGGGGTCACCGGCATATGAAATCCCCGTTTGCGCGTATGTGATTGTTGTTTTAGGGGCATTAACCAACCAAGTAAAAGGCCAGTCACCACCATTTAATGCATCACCGCACCCTGACATCCCTGCTCTTGCCTGGCGAAAAACGGTAATAGTAATCTCATACCCTAGCGCCTTTGCCACACCGATAAAATATGCTGCCGACTGGCCACCGGTGCTAAAGAGCCTGGCCACAACTGCCTTCTGCCTGAGTGCGATACTGTCATTTTCGCCAATAGCACAATCGTCAGGAAGCCCCAGCGTTTTCTCCCAGTCCGACAACATGATTGTTGCCGTTTCCGGAAAAGCCCCGATCAATAGCGAACTCGCTGCATCATCGCTTTGCTGGTACGAGCTGGCTAATGCACGGAGTACTGCTGCTTGAACCCTGTCTGCATTTCGTGGCCATACCAACCCCGTAGGCATTAAGCCCTGCAATGCCGAGGTGTAATTTGTAACGCTGTATCGGCTCATGTGTAGTCCACCGTACCCCGCACAGGAAGTTCACCGGTGGCGGTAATGATATTGGCTGCGGGTGATGTCAGGATAAAGCCGCTGGTTCCGCTCACGTTACTGATAGCAATCACCAGATCAGACAGCAGCACAGTTCTACCGCGGGGATCGCCCGAGGCAAAAAACACATCGTCAATCGCAGCGTTTATCGCCGCCGTAACCGAGCTGTCCACGGACGAAATACCATCGATGATAAAGTTGATACTTTTCTTTATTGGGGAGCAGACATAAACCAGCGAAGTAACCGGCTGCAACGGATAGATATAATCGGCCACCCTTCCCTGATCGCCGGTCGCTTTTAGCGCTGACCAATCTTCTAACTCAGAGATCCCATCTGTCCCCACGGGAAAGCCATGGTTTGAGGTGTCGCTTCCATCCACCATGATGTAGACGCCAACCGTTCCAGCCCCCATAAGCCGCCGCACCGTCCACGCCCGAGTGATACCGGGTACGGCCAAGGCCCACGACTGATAGTCATCGTCATTTCCGCCCTGAGCCGTGTTCTGATAAGCCAGCAGCATGCGAGAGCGAAATGCCTCTTCG